GAGAGCGTCTGGAAAAAGCTCGAAGGGATGTCCGAGAGCGCTGCCGACCTCCAGGACGCCCTGGCCAACACGGTCAAGCAGAGCGCTTCCACCATCGGCAAGACCTTTGCGGTGGTCGGCGCTGGCGTCACTGCTGTCGGTGCAGCAACCGCCGGTGTGCTGGTCAACCTAGGCAACGGCTATAACAAGGCTGTCAATCAGATCAGCGCGGCGACTGGTGCAACCGGAAAAGAGTTGGAACAGCTGGGGCAGATTGCCCAGAACGTGTACAGCCATAACTTTGGGGACTCCCTGGATGATGTGGCGGACGGTATCTCCGTGGTGCGGCAGAACACCCAGCTAATGGGCGACGAATTGCAGCAGGCCACTGAGGCAGGTTTTGCCCTGCGGGACACATTTGGATACGAGTTGAGTGAGAGCGCCAGGACGGCGTCCGCACTCATGAAGAACTTTGGCATTGACGCCAACAAGGCGTATAACATCATCGCTACTGGCGCACAAAAGGGTGCTGACCAGAACGGCGACTTGCTGGATACGCTGAATGAGTACTCCACCCAGTACGCAGCCCTGGGATTGTCCGCCGACCAATTTGTCAACGGCTTGATTGCCGGTGCGGAGGCCGGTGTGTTTAGTATCGACAAGGTGGGCGACGCCGTGAAGGAATTTAACATCCGGGCAAAGGATGGAAGTAAGTCCACCACCAGCGCATTTGCTGCGTTGAAGTTGGACGCCAACAAAACCATGCAGGCGTTTGCCCAGGGTGGCGACACGGCGCAAAAAACCTTCTTCCAGGTAGTCAAAGCGTTGGAGGCCATGAAAGACCCCGTGGAGAAAAATCAGACCGCTGTGGCGCTGTTTGGCACCCAGTACGAGGATTTGGAAAAAACCGTTCTGCCGGTGCTGGCCAGCATGGAAGACGCGAGCAAAACCACCTATGACGCCCTTGGTGAGATCAATGAGATCAAGTACAAAGACCTTGGCTCTGCCCTCCAGGGACTGAAACGCACCATTGAGGGTGCACTCA